CAAAGATATTAGAGCTGAACAAAATCAAGAGCTCTTTAGGAACTGGAGTGATGCTCGTCAGGATTGGGATACTGAAGCTAGAAAAGATATTGATTTTTATCTTGGTAACCATTTTACTTCAGATGAATCAGATGAATTGCAAGCCAGAAACCAAGCTGATGTTCCTATGGACAGGGTTTCTTCGGCAGTTGAAAAATTTAAAGCGGTACTTACATCAAGACCTCCGGCATTTACAATTACACCAAGAGAAGACTCTGATGTACAGGTAGCAAGTGTCTGGAGAACTATTGTTAGCTATATCTGGCAAATATCAGATGGTGATTCCCAGATGAAACAGGCTATACATGATTATGCAACGACAGGTCTTGGCTATTTGTATGCTTATGTTGATAGAGAATCAGATTTCGGGAAAGGTGATGTCAAGTTCACCTATCTTGACCCCTTTAGGGTTTACGTATCTCCTTCTTCACGTAATCGTTGGTATGATGATTCTGATGGCATTATTATATCTACAGTCCTTACTGGTGAGCAAGTCATTAACCTTTACCCGGAATTAGACGACATAGTAGACCCTATAACTGGTGAAAAGTCCGATGGTTTACTTCGCAGTATTTCTGAATACGCAGAATACAATGGTGAAGATTATCCTTCTGCACAAAATAAAAACTCAATGACTGTGTTTACCCCTGCTGAAGTTAAAGATAAAGATTTCATGCAGGTTAAAAAATATCAGATACTTGAAAGATTTTATAAAGTAAAAGTTCCTTTTTATCACGTTGTAAATATTCAAGACGGTGAAGAATTGGTATTATCTCAAGAAGAGTTTGCACAATTCTCTGAAGAAAATAAAGAAGTATTGGAATCAGGATTTTTTGAAATTGCTGAAGTTTTTCAAACTAGAGTAAAAGTATGTGCATCAATAGGTGAGATAGTTTTATATGAGGATATCCTTAATTCAAATATATATCCTATAGTTCCACTTCCAAATGTATGGACAGGGACACCGTATCCCAAGTCTGATGTATCAAGAGCGAGACCTATGCAGAGACTTCTTAATAAATTATGGTCTCTTGCTTTGTCTCATGCTCAAGCATCTGCTGGTTTAAAATTATTAGTTCCACTTGGGAGTGTTGATGACATAGCTCAATTAGAACAAGATTGGGCTAACCCAAATGCTGTCATTGAAATAGATTCATCTCAAGGCGAGCCACATTATCCACAACCTTCACCACTTGCTGGTGAATTTTACAAACTCATACAACAATGTGAATTTTACATTGATTTTATATTCGGCTTGCCTGAGATGATGCATGGATTTGCTGATAAAGCTCCCGATACAGTTAGGGGAACTGAGCAAATGATAGCTTTAGGTAGTCAAAGACCCAAATCAAAGCTTAGGGATATAGAATTTTCTATAAACAGGCTTGGAAAAGTAATATATAATTTATCTAAAGGTCATTATAGTTATAAGAAGATGTTTAGATTAGCACAGCCAAATAACGACCAAACTGATGTTATGGTGAATTTTTATACAGATGTATCTGGTTCTGTAGTTGATATTAAGAAAGAGAAGTATAACATTGAACAACATGATATAAGAATTGAACCGGGTTCTTCTATGCCAACTAATAAATGGGCAGAACTTAATGTCTATTTAGAAGCATTTCAGTTAGGTATTGTAGACAGGTATGAGGTTCTGAAAAAGAACCCAGAGATTTTTGACAAAGAGGGTATTATGCGACGTACAGATGAGAAACAACAAATGATGTCACAGATACAAACCCTTGAAGGTCAGTTAAAGAATTTGCAGGGAGACTTGCAAACAGCCCAAAGAGAATCCGTACAGGATAGGAAACGAGTGGAAGTTGAGAAATTTAAATCACGACTTTCAGGAGTTAATTCCGATTCTAAAGCGGATAGAAGAGTACAACGTAATAAACTTGAAACTGAGGTGAAGCTCGAAGTAGAGAAATTGGCGAACCGTATCAACCGTGAGGCTGATAAGGCAACTGGTTCTGCTCTAAAAGCTTAGAGACATCTTAAAGGAGTAAAAAATGGAATCTTTTGAACAAAATGAGGCGAATGTCGAAGCTACAGCGTATGGAGATGAAAGTCTATCTGCGGAGCAAGCCATGTTTGAGCAATCTGGAGAACAGGTTACCGATGTCGCTAATGAAGCCCCGATTTTAGAAGAAGAGTCAGAGTCTAGGAAATTTCAATCTATGTATGACCGCTCACAAGCGGAATTACAGGATTTGAAAAAGTATGAGCCTTTGGTAAATCTTCTGGAGTCGAGACCTGATTTAGTTAAAACATTACAAGATGGTATTTCTCAACCGCAAGGTAAACAAGAATCATCGCCCGGTATAGGCAAAGACGAGTTCAACCCTTGGGATGCATTTACAGAAGATAATTCTGCTTCCAGCCAGTATGTTAAAAGTAAAATTGAAAACATGGCAAATGAAGTAGTATCTAAGAAAATGGCTAAACAACAGGCTCAGATGCAGACAGAAATGCATTTGAACAATACCGTGAATGAACTAAGAAATAACTATAAAATGTCAGATGGTGAGATTAAGGGTTTTCTTGAGTTCACCACACAGCCTAAGGAAGCCGTTGGAATTAATAATCTTGTGAAATTGTATCGTGATGTCAGTGGGGTTGGTCAAACAAATACTGATACCGTAGATGCGGTGAGAGCCGCACAAGACGCTCCTCGTTCTGCCGGAGTTCTACAAGGACAACCAGCTAAAACAAAAAATGAAGCTGATAAAATGTGGGAATCGGTGGTAAATGCGGGACAGCGTAGTAAAGTGTTATAAACAACTTAGGAGAAAAAAATGGCTACTTATAATAGTGGACAAGTAAAATTTGGTACTCCGGGTGCAGTTATCGACAGTACGATTCCATCACGTAGGTTATATGATTTTAGTGATAGGGTCGCTGACTTAGCCCCAGAAGAGTCTCCATTTTTTGTGTACTTGTCAAAAGTAGGAAAAGTTCCGACTTCCGATTCTCAGTTTCGATTTTTGGAAGATAGGAGCAAAGTCTCTATGACCGACAGAACCTTTACAACATCAAGTAACTTAGGCGCTATTGCTGAAGACACGACAGACACAATGACTGTTTCATCTTCACCTTGGTTAATTAAGGGAATGGTTGTAATGGTCTCATCAACAGTTAGTGGAATGGGTGAAGGTACAAATGCCGCAACTTGCGTTATTACTGCTGTAAACTCTTCTACTGAGGTAGAAGTTCGTTGGTTGAGAGAAAACAGCACAAGTGCTGTTAGTATTGATGGCTCAAGTACGGCTGTTAATTGTCAAGTAATTGGTACTGCATATGCAGAAGGCTCTGGTGCTCCGGATGTATTTTCACAAGAAATGGATAATGATTATGGTTATACCCAAATCTTTAAAACAGCTTGTGAAATGTCAAACACAGCACGTGCTACAGTTTATCGTGGCTATGCTGATGAGTGGCAACGTATCTGGAATCTGAAATTGCGTGAGCATAAAGTAGATATTGAACGTGCAATGTTATTTGGTCAGCGTGCAAGCGTTGGTGGAATACAGTACAGTGAAGGTATCGTTGGTCACATAATTGCAGAAGGTGGTACACCAGTTGTAGACTCAACTAAGTTATCGTACAATGAAGGCAAGGCTTACCATAAGTCTATTGCTGATGGCTCAGTTACGTATGATAATTTACTAGGCGACTTTGAAGTGGTGTTTGACCCGGCACGTGGCGGAACATCATCAAAGCTTGCTTTGTGTTCATTGCCGGTAATATCATTATTCAACAAAATGGGGAATAATGGATTTATTGATGCATCAACAGATAGTACACAAGCTCAGTATATGCTTGAAAGAGCGCAAGGTTCTTTTGGTCATAAGGTAATGAAAATTGACACTGTTCATGGTGATTTAACTCTTGTTAAAGAGCCTTTGTTCAGAGGACTATCTTCTACCTTTATGGCTTTGGTAGACCTTGAGCACGTT